AATTCATATTTAAATAAATTGTACAATAAAAAAAAAATAGATGAATTAATGTCAATAATAAAAAAAAATAACGATGCCAAACAAGAAAAGATAAGAAAACACAATGAAAATGTTTATTTATTAAACAATTATAACAGAATTAATATAAATTATGAACCAAAAGCTAATTATACTAGTATTATTCCTTTAAAAGTGTATACACATTGGCATTCTAAACAATTGCTACCTAAAATGAGTGAAAATTATACAAAATTAAAAAACGAAAATCCAGAATTAGAATTTTTTTTATTTGATGAAAATGATTCTAGAGAATTTATTAAAAACAACTTTAATTCGGAAGTTTTAAATGCCTATAATAAATTATTGCCTTGCGCATATAAAGCGGATCTATGGCGTTATTGTGTATTATATATTAATGGAGGAATATATTTAGATATTAAATTTGGGTGTACAAATGGTTTTAAATTAATAGAACTAACAGATAAAGAATACTTTGTTAGAGATATTCCAGAAAAACATATTTATAATGCCCTTATCGTATCTTTACCAAAAAATGAAATTCTTTTAAAAGCTATTTATCAGATAGTAGAAAATGTTAAAAACAAGTATTACGGGCATAGTAACTTAGAACCCACTGGTCCTGGATTATTAGGAAAATATGTATCTACTACAGAAATAAATAATTATGATATATATCATCAATATACAGAAATTGAAAATATATTAGCTGAATATTACTTAGTTTATAATTCTTCAATTATTCTTAAAAGTTATGCAGAATACAGAGATGAACAAAAATGTTGTCAAAAATATCCTCGTTATAGGGAATTATGGTCAAGTAGAAATATATATCATAAATAATTTATTGATATTTTTTTATATTGTGATAAGATGTTTCTACAAAAGTTCCCTTAGGCAAATCCTGTAATTTATTTAATATAACATATTTATTCCAAAGTTCAAATAACTCTTTATCTTGAGTATCATCCATAATAAGAACGGTATTTGATTTACATAATTTTAAACAATTTTGTATATCTTTTTCTGCTATACTTACTAAATGACATCCATCAATATGAATTAGGTCATACTTATTACCATTTAATGTAGGAACAATATCTACACTACTTCCAGGTAATAATTCAAGTCTATTTCCAAATATTTCTTTTAATTTTAAAAAACATAATTTAGTGTATGAATGTTCGCAAATATCAACACAAGTAATTTTTATATTTTTATTTGTTAACAACATTAGTAATGTTGAAAATCCGGCATTGAACCCTATTTCTAAAACAGTTTTTAAATCTTGGTTCATAGATGCTAAAATAAAGTTTACTTGTTTATCAAAAAACTCATTAGTATAATTTGTTGTATGATGAAACATAAAAATATTTCCTTCTAAAGGTTCATTAAGACTTTTAATAATTGGAAGTAAATCGTTTGAAATAATATTTTTTGCTTTATTAATTATCTCTTGAACTTCCTGTTTTAAACTTTGAGACAAAAATGAATATTTATGGTAATGTCTAGCCATCATTTGTTTTTTTTGTAGCAATTTATTTTGCAATAAAACTGTAGATAAATTATCAGTCCTAGCTGTATTTATTTTAAAAGGTAACATATTATACATATAACATTTTTTTTTTAAATTATAACATAATTAATCATTTATTAATAAAATAAAGCCTCATTAGTTATCATTATTCTTGCATTATCATTATTAATAGCCTGTACATGAAATGCTCTATGCTCACAATCTTCATGTGCTCCTTTAACATGTCCATAATCATGAAATATCAGTTTTGAATTAGCCGCTTTAGCATGTGCCAGTATATAATGTTTTGGTATAAGATCTATTCTTATTCTTCCGTCATAATAAGTATTTAAAAATTTGGATGTTCTATAAATCGAAAATCCATTAAATGAAGAAATACATTGTAGTAGTGCCCCCTCTTTCAGATTTTTTAATTTATTATCAATATAGTTTTGAATAACAGTATAATTATGTCTGTTAGTATTTTCAAAATGATTATAACTAAAACAGTAGGGATATATTGATAATGCCCAAATATCATAATATCTTGGTGTCGTATTGAATGATAACCCATCCCAATCATCTCTTAACAAGTATTTTTTTAAAATTTGAGGATTGACTTCTTTACAATTAACATCATCAAAATCCATCATTATAAAAAATGGATATTCAGTTATATCTTTTGTTTTTACATAATTAAGACAAAAATTACGAGCATAAGCTAGTCGATGCGTTCTAAATGGTGATGTTAATTCACTGTTAACATATATTTTCAATTTAGAATTAGTTTTTTGGTATTCTTTTAATTTATTTAATGTATTATCATTTGACTTATCGTAATATATTAATATTTCATAATCTTCAAATAATGTCCCTATTTTTTCAATATTTTGTAAAACTTTATCTAAAAATTGTCCGCAATTTCTAACTGGTCCGCATATACAACATTTCATTTGTATATAATAATATAAAAATACAATAATATTACCTAATGTTATTTTTAATAACATTAATTTTTGTAACCCAATAATTCAATGTTAATTTATTTTTGTTAAAATGTTTATTTTTAAAACATTCAATAGTATTTTCCAATAACTCTTTGGTTATTTCATTCCAATTATTCACTATTAATACAGGTAGTTCATTAAACAATGTTTTAAATTCTGATATACAAACAATAGGAATACACCCTAAACATAATGCTTCCCATGTTCTATGACAATCTAGTCCAATACCTGCAGGGGATAATATAAAACTATATTGTGACATATTTTTCCATGTTTGTGTTCTTGGGGTAAAAGCAGTATTTATTTCCATTAATTCACTAGGAATTGTATTTAGTGCTGATTGTCTTTGATTAAAACGATCATTATTTACAGTATAATTTACATATATTTTTGGAATTCTTTCATGAAATGGTATTGTGTTTTTTATAATATTAATTAGAATATCTTCTTGTTGTTTTGGTAAATGCCCCTCATCAGGTAATTTCCAATTACAATTTGGATTTTTAAAAATAGTATGATAATCTAAGCCTATTGGTATTTGAATTATTTTATCATTTTCTTCAACACGTGAATTCTGTGTATACCATTTTATCAATAATTTAGATTGTAAAAGTCTAATTGTTTCTTCTTTGGTTAGGGCTTCTTTAGGAACACAAAGATCAGAATCTCCACTAACAAGAACAAATGTATGTAATAATTTTGGTAAAATAAATTTTACAAAATATTTCAATAAATCGCTACAAACATAAATAGACATTCCATTAAACATTTTATTTGAATGTAACATATTGTATAAATGTCTGTTATCTTTGTTAGAACTAGATATCGGATTTAAAGAATGAAAAGTACATGATTTTAATAACCCACGACTACTAACAAAATAACAATTATTTTCCATTTATTTATAGAATTATAAAACAATTCTATAAATAACTAATTATAATAAAATTGATTTTAAACAAATACCAAAATAAAAACTTAACTATCTTAAATGTTTTATCTAGCTTGCACCAGATTTAATGACTCTACTTATACAGATAATAGGAATTATCGTAACAATAATAATGAAGATGTTATATATGGCACACCATTACCAATACGTAATATATATCCAGCCGGTTCATTATTATTTGTAGCGGAAATGAATAATGAAAGAAATAGAATAGAAGGAATTGGTCTAATAAAAAATCTATTAGTAGTTGATAAGAGACATAAAATATACGAAAACAATGATTATAATAGGTATATATATCGTGGTAAATATTGGCTAAGCAGGGAGAAATTAGATAGTTTCGATCCAGAAATTAGCGAAATATTTGATAATATATTGTTTAAGGGTAAATCACATTTAAAAAGAATATCAGGAATAACTGTTTTAACGGATAAATTATTTACTAATTGGATTTATGAGATGCGCACTTTAAAAAACAAGGTAAAATGCGCTTTCTTAGATAATTTTAAACATAATAATTTTGAACCAATTATAGAAGATATTATAGAATTGTTATAATGAAATAAAATAATGAAATAAAATAATGAAATAAAAAATATATAGAAAAATAACACTAATTATTATATGAGTAAAGCAGATTTTAATATAGATAATTATACAATAACAGAATTATTAGCTATAGTAGAACTTGATGACCCCGATTCAACAGAAATAATTGATACAACTAACAAATATATTAAACGATTTTCTCCAGAAGGAGAGAATCAACCACAATTAGTAAATTTTTTTCAAGCAATTCAAACTAAATTATTAAGATATATGCAAGAATTAGAGAGGTCTGGAACAGATGCAGAATATAGTCCCAACGAAAAACAAACAAATGAATGGTTTAAATATGAAGCATTGCCCCAAAAAAATTCTGTTCAAAAGGATAAAAATACTGACCGTATTCAAAAGATTGATGTATATGATAATGACCACGTTCCGATGAACCGGGAACAATTAGGCGTAAACAACACATTTAATGTTCCGGTTGCACAAGATACACTAAATCCTAACTTAGAAAATATTACTAGCCGTTTTATAAATTTAGATAGCCAGTTTCGTCAAGCATCCGGCGGTTCAGAGAGTATGTCGACTGATTACACAATGGATTTATCGGATCCTTTAACGAATGTATTAAGTTTGCGTTTATATGCTATCCAAATTCCATATACTTGGTATACGATAGATTATGTTTATGGTAATACATGTTTTTGGGTAACAAATGCCGGAAATACTTTTAAGATTTTTTTGGAACCCGGTAATTATAGTCCAAGTGAATTTTGTACAGCTCTAAATACTGCGTTTACAACATTAGCTCGTTTTCAACCACCATATACAGATACAACAGAACAAACACCTGGTCCAATTTATATTCATCCATTCACATATCCGGCATCTCCAGTTCCTGATATAGCACGTTTTAATCCAAATAATGGCAAAATAACATTGTATTTGGATGGCTGGACAGATCCAGCTGGTAATCCAATTGTTACAATAACTCAATATACAGATACATTTGATGCTTTAACAGACGCATATTATACATTTTTTGATTTAACTGGAAAAAAAAGTTGTTATGAATCTGGGTCTTATCCTTGTTCTGCATCAGGTAATCAAGGACACACATTTAATGGAACACTTGGATGGTTAATGGGATTTCGATTGCCGCTTCAACCCGTGTTTTCTTCACCGTCTTACGGAACATCTCCAAATTATACTTATAGCGGTGGTAATACTCCTCAAGGTGTATTAAATTTATACGGTACAAAGTATTTCATTGTAGTTTTAGATGATTATAATCAAAATCACATAAATAATGGGTTAATAACAATCACAGAATTATCAAAATCTTTATCATTACCGAGTTATTATAATAGTTCACAGCCATATATATGTAGCCCAAACATAGTAAATACACCATCACTATTAGACATAGATGCGGTTGGCAATTTATCAAATATAACTCCATCTCAAGCGGCATCATTAGGGGTAAATCCGGATAATTTGTTTAATAGTCTACAGGACAAATTAGATTTTGGAACAGGAAATATTCAACAAATACTGCCATCAGCACCGAGAACATTAACACAAGCTCAGATTTATACGGTAAATGAAATAATTAAAAATAGAAATAAGACGATTTCATTCAGAGCAAAAGCGCCAACAAATTCAGATACATTTGCTATAATACCAATAAAGTATGGCTCCTTAGCAACAGGACAATTGTATACAGAAGTTAGTGGTCAATTTCAAGATAATAAAAGGATATATTTTGGTCCAGTAGATATTGATCGTTTAAGAATAACTTTATTAGATGATAGAGGTAATGTAGTTGATTTACATGGAGCAGATTGGTGTGTTACATTAATATCTGAGAATTTGTATCAATATTAAACCATTTTACAATTTTTAAACCATTTTTTGTCCATATCCAACCCATAAAGCAATTGAAATCAAACTAAAAACAATAAAACCGTAACCAGCATTTTTTAAAGATTTGTTGCCTAGATAGTAAAAAATAATAGGGCCAAGAAAGTAGGATAAAAATGCATAAAAGAGCATAATATAAATGAATGTCATAACATTACTGTTCATTATAATATATTAAATAAAGAAAATAATATATTACCCCGTTAAAAAATTATGTATTATATATATATCTAATGAGTTGTTTATTTAATAGTTTAAGTTATTTTATTCAGGAAAACAGTTTCCAAATAAGACAAAAAATATGTGATTATTTACAAGAGAATAAACCAATTATTGATGGATTAGAAACGCACGAAGTTCTTAAGTTTGAAAGTGTAGATGCAAATAGTTATATTACGAATATGCGTTCAACATCGACTTGGGGTGGAGCAATAGAAATTCAATGTGCTTGTAATATTTGGAACCTAAGTATAAACGTAAAAAATTTTAGAGATCAAACCAACCGTACGATTGAATTTATACCTTTAAGTTCAAATTCTGAAAAAACAATAAATATATATTGGACTGGTGGACATTATGAACCGATAAGGTAGCTATGTGTTCTTTAAGTTCAAAAACTGATTAATATATATTATTCAAACCTACTTAAAGCCCTTTAAGTTCAAAAACTGATTAATATATATTTCCCGGGAGTTATAATCGACAATTAATTGTCACTACATATATTAATGGATCTATTTCTATTAAGAGATTATATAGGGTTATATGCTCCAGTATTACTATTTTTTTTAAGTCTTTTTCTTCTTAGAAATATGTCAACATATTTACGGTTTTTTGTTTCTGGCTTCATATTGAATAACATTTTAAATATTATTTTAAAACTTTTTATTAAAGAACCTAGACCTAATAATGAACAAAAGGCTATCGAAATTGGCGTCGTTAACGGAGCTCGTATCGGCTTCGATAAATTCGGAATGCCTTCTAGTCACGCACAAAATTGCGGGTATTGTTTGTCCTTTATTACTTTAACATTAAATAATCATTTTATTACCACTTTATATGCTCTAATTTCTACTATTTCTTTGTTTCAAAGATATTTATATAAAAATCATACTATGTTACAATTAGCAGTTGGGTTAACCATTGGTACTGGTTTCGGCTATTTAACATATTTATTTGGCAACAAATATATTATGGGAAATATTAAAATGAAAAAAGATGACAATGCTCCATTATAGATTAATATATTTATATCATATTATATTATATGGGTATTACTGAAATATTATTAACTATTCTTATTGGCACTATTGCGGGTATATCTGGAGGCGCATTGGGACAGTCTGGCGCTGAAGTTATGCTTCCCGGGCTATTGATTTTAGGCCTTGTTCCTGATTTTAAAACAGCCGCCGGAACTGTTTTATTAGCTATTATTCCACCTATTTCTCTATTGGCTGTTTTAGCATACTATAAACGAGGACAAGTTGCTGTATGGACCTCTGTTATTCTTTTTATTACTTACTTTTTTATGGCATTCGTTGGCGCTTATATCACCAAAACTATTTCCAATAAAACCCTTGAATATATTACCGCTTGCTATTTCTTAATCATTAGTATGTTTTTCTTTTGGAATGCTTATACTGGAACCTATGGCGAAACAAGCAACGGTAAAAAATCTGTAACACACTTAGCCAACGGTTTCAAAACTATGTTTAAAACTCAATATTAGATAACAATTATACTTTTTAAAACTATAAAATACAGAGTTAATATTATAATTATTTGTATAAATATAATATAAATGTCTAATTTAGTTTTCCAAAATTATAATAACAGATGTAAGGGTTGGACTAACCCTTCCGATCTCTTTTTCGGTCCTAATATTGCCTTCTTATCCGGCTATCAAAGTCCAGCTGGATCCAATACTGTTGTATCTATTAATGGAACCAACTTTTATTCATATTCTACTATAAAATTTGGCACATTTAATCCTACCGTTTATTTTGTCAATTCTAATACTTTACAATTTTATGTTCCTTCTACAATAAGCTCTGGAACATTTCCTGTTCAAGTTTTTAATGGTTCTATTCCATCTAACTCTGTTAATTATACCATTGATAATGCCTCTGGTTATTGGCTTATGAATAGCAATGGGTCTATTTCTAATACCAATAATGGTCCTATTTCTGTTTCTTTTCTTTCCAGAGGAGCTCCTTTTACAATTACTACTAGCACATATGATTTTACAGATATAACTCTAAATACTAACGCTAACAGTATCAGTTGGATTATATGTGATACTATTAGTGTTGGCGGTCCTATTACAATTACATTACCTATTTCTGTTAATGGGAGAGAACTTATGCTTAAAAATAATGGAACACATGCTGTTAGATCTATTGACAGTTCTGGTGCTTATATTGCCAATATAAATCCTTTATCTGGACCATCAACTGATATTATTTTACCGGGAGTAACAGGCAACTGGGCTACAATAGTTTATGACCAAACTCAAAATAAATGGATTACTATGCAATCCAATTTTTAAATCCATAATTATTTTCTTCTACTAGTTTTTCTTCTACTATTTTTTCTTGGTATGCGTTTACGAGTTTTTCTTCCACCTCTTTTTGTATCTTCTTTGATAACATCTGTTTTTATTTTTGTTAAATTTGGTAATTGGCTTGGAATAAAATATGTTGTATTTATCTTTTTACCTGTTGCTGATATCTGAGGGCATATATTTTCATCTGGTCTTTGAGGACCCTCTATTCTTGGTCCTTTACTTACTATTGTTTCGCTAAATCCTGATCCTGAATTAATAGGACTTGGATTAGGATTAGGATTCGGATTAGGATTCGGATTAGGATTAGAATTATATCTCCTATTAATCCTAGGATTTGGTCTGGGATTATTGATACCGTCCATTAAATCAACATAGTTATCTTGTGGTAATATATTAGTGCCTGTATAAATTTTACTCTGTGATTCGTCAGGCGTTATTAAGTCTTCATTAACAAAAGTGGGTCCCATTTGTTTCATTTGTATTTCTTGTGGTGTTAATCTATTTTTTCTTGTTTTTCTGCTGTTAGTCGGTGTTGGAGTTTTAACTGGAGTTAAAGGTTTAACAGGAGTCGGGGGTTTAATTGGAGTTGGTGTTAAAGGTTTAACTGGTGTTGGGTTTGGCTGCTCTAATTCATCCGTTACAAGCGGATTGAAATCTTTTCCTGTTTTTTGTTTATATTCTTCTTCCCGCATTTTTAAAGCTTCTTGTTGTTGATTTCCTTTTTCCTCCATTTCCCTCTCTATCTTGTTAACATCATCTTCTAAAGCCTCATAAAATTCGATTTCGTTTTCATCTTCTAAAGCATCATAAAAGTCTTCTGAATCTGGTGTATCTGGAGTATTAGCATTTGTATTAGCATTAGCATTAGCATTTGCATTTGCATTTTTAGTAAGATGTGCATTCAGAATGCTAAGATTATTAACAAGGTCACTAATATGATCTTTTTTTAATTTAATTAGGGTATCTAAAGTTTGTATTGTGTTTATATTTTGTGTTGTATTTTTCTGTGCTTCAAACCTTGCTATTTCATCCGAATTTGTTTTTATTAATGAATTTATTTTGTTAATTAGTTCTGCTGAATCGCTCATATATAATATAGTGAAATTGTTTATATAACTATATTATATGAAGAATTTTAAGACCCTATTTATTATATTGGTCTCAATATTTATTATTGTTAGTTGTGCCTTTTTTAAGAGCTTTAAAGAAGGACTAACTAACAATGATAATAACTATAATATTGTTTTAATTGGCGACAGTGTCTTAAATAACTCAAATTATGTTCCTTCCGGAAAATCTGTTGTCGATAATTTAAAAACTAAAACAACAAAAGTATTTGATTTTGCTAAAGATGGCGCCACTATTAACGACAGTTATAGTCAATTAGATAAAATACCAGTAGATCTAAATAAAACAGAAACTTATATTTTTATTTCTGCCGGTGGAAATGACATTTTAAATAATCGTGGACAATTAACTAGTCCAGAAATTAGAAGACTATTTGATAATTATATGGAATTTCTTAAAGCAGTTAGAACTAAATTTGGTAGTGCTAAAATTAATGTTCTTAACTTATACTTACCATCTAATCCCCGTTATCAAACATATAAAACATCTATAGATCAATGGAACCAATTAATTAAAGAATATTCCAGTAAAATTGGTGAAATGTATAATGTTATTAATTTAGACACTCTTTTAACAACCCCTAATGACTTTGTGTATGATATTGAACCATCTGAATTCGCTTCACAAAAAATCGCGAATGCTATTTATTTGACTCGATAATACAATAACATTTGATATCCGTGTGTAAAATTCCATTTTAAAGGCGTTCCGTCTCTATTATTTGACCCCTCAAACTCCCAAGTAAAATTCGAGTTAATATATTTCTTCCATTCTAACGGAACAAGACGATGAAAACTCATACCATCGTAAGCCATTTCTTTGTTTTCACACGTCAAAGTGGCACAAAAATGTTGTTGAGTGGTATCACGAATAACGCAACTATCTAGCGAGTATTTAGCACCGTTAACAAAAAAACTTCTTGGTTTGTTAGTTGTTGTTCCAGATGTACCAGGTGTTTTATTAGAACTATCATAAATCTCTAAAATTATAAAATGAGGTAAATGTTTAATATCTGATAATATAGTTTCTTTCCATTTATCGTTTGTATTTTTTACAAACAGGAATTCTAATGATTTATTGTGCAGATAATAAATTAAACTACCATAATAACGCATCGGATTACCAGACTTATCTACGTTGGTTATATATGGAAGTTTTTCTTTGTATGATTCTGGAACCGCATCATATATATTTCGGATTATAGCATTTGTATCTAAAATATAAGCATACTTATTACCAGTTAAACACGCATCTATCGAATAGTTCAATAAAGCGAACCCATTTCTAAGATTATTAGGAATTAGTTCGCCGTTTGATTGGATACCTTCGATCATTAATTGACGGAAAAAGTGAAAGAATTTACGACCTTTATCACTAATAAACAATGTCATAAACATTGTATTAAACCAACAATTTGATTGACTTTGTATTGGAGGCACAATTTTTTCCGGATTAATGTGTTTATTAGCTGATAAGTTTTTAAGGAGATATTTAATCGCGATTGGATCATAATATGGAACACACGTTTTTCCGAATATTTGTCCGGGTAGTCCAATTTGTAACGGTTCTTTAAGTTCAAATGCTTTTTGGTTATTGCAATCGTGCACTTTTCCCCTTTCAATGGATTGAAGCATTACTAATTCTTTATTTACCGTAGGTGAATATGATGCTTCGTTTTTATTATCCAAAATAGCAACCGAATTTGGCAACCGTGGCATTATTTTAGGAGCATTATCAAAAATAACTTGACTTAATTCGTCAATATAATTTGGTGTTCTATTTGGGAGCTTACGGAAATGTTTTAAGCGTTTTTTTGTCTTATTGTGTCTTTTTGTTTTTATTTTTGTTTTATTGTGTCTTTTTGTGTTTGTTTTTTTAGTCATATATATAATTGCGATATTTTATATATTGTAATGGAGCTCTAAATAGTGCGTAACAGCTAAATCAGCTATTTGCGGTTTTATTTTTCTGTAATTTTCCATAAATATAGGAGAACGAATAAAATTATCATAGAAAAAATTTAGCTTATTTTTTATATTTACTCTATTAGTAGTTTCCATAATAGTGTCATTATTTAACAGATAAATGATTGAGTCTGTTTTTTGTAGAATAAAATGTACAACTTGTTGTTCGTTTGCGTAATTTCTATTATGAACAGGTGTATTTGGATTGTACCCTAACGGTCTAAACATTTGGTTGTAAAAATATGTCATTTTTGGATTATTCTCAAAATATGTGATTGTTCCACCCATTAAATCATCAAATAAAGTTCCGTAAAGCGTTATTTCCGTATCCACTTGTGTTGAATTAAATGTAAATAATTGTATGATAATAGCGAAAACAGTAAATAAAATAGTTAATGCTGTTACTAATTGGAGGAGTGTAGCAAATCTAGGGTCTTTATGTAAATTACTGTGCCAAACAAAAAATATAACTAATATTGACATAGCAAAAATGAAATAAACGAAATAATATAATTCTAACATTGTTAATCACTATATATATAGTGCACATTAAACTATTTATAAAAATTAATTTATATAAATATTTTATATGGGAGGAAGCATTTTACCAGTAACAATACACAACAATAAGATATATTTTCTATTTGGAAAAGAAAGAGATATTGATGAAAATCCTGGATGGTCTGATTTCGGTGGAGGAACCGACAAGGGTGAAACTCTATTTCAAACTGCTATTCGTGAAGGTGGTGAAGAATTAACTGGATTTTTGGGTACTGATAATGATATCAGGAAAATGTTGAATAAATATGGCACTTATAATATTGATTATAAGTCTGAAGGATATTCAACGTATAGATGTCATATTTTTCCAATGGAATATGACGAGATGTTACCTCATTATTATAATAATAATCAACAATTTTTACAAAAACGTTTAGATCCGAAAATAATAAGAAATACTAAAATATTTGAAAAAACACAAATCAAATGGTTCTCGTTTGATGACATCAAAAAGAAACACAACGAATTTCGTTCTTTTTATAAAAATATTGTTCATTTGATTTTGGGGAATCAGTCCGCTATTGAAGGATTTGTTAAGTCTACTATGATTCAGTCCTCTAGTAAACTAAGAAACCATAGTAAACTAACAAAATCAAAAAAAAATAAGAAGAATAAAACTCGTAAACATAAAAAATAATTATATTGTTATGTTGTTATGGTGTTAGTATGCTTGATTCATTATTACTTTGTAGTAATAATACTCGAACTTTGAAAAAGGTGCATATTTTAAATTGATTCCTGCTAATTCGTTAATTTCATCTATATATTGATTTGCTACATCTATACTAACACTTGTAGGTATTTTTATTTCTAATACATCTTTATCCATCACATCATAAATATTATTATGAAAAAATTCTATGTTAGTATCAATGGTCATTCGCATAGTTGGATCGTTTTTATAAACAAATGACATTCGTTTATAAGTATTACTAAAAATAGGTTTCACTTTTTGTGTCTGTATTTTATGTAAAATACCAGTAACTGTTTCTTTATATTCATCGTCTAATTTATCCGGCTCTAATAAATTATAGTCATCATCTATTAAAGCTCTTATTTTTGTACCTCCGGTATATTTAACTTCAAAATAAATTCCTGGCTGAAAATGATATCTTCGAATTCTAATACATTTTGTTAAAGGCATATTTAAATTATAAACTCTATTTTTTAAAACAGAAAAGTCACTATAATCATAATATGTGGTATGCAATACGTCGCAAAAAGTTCCATCCATCATAGACGGAACAAATATATTTTCTAATTTTAATAATTTATATTTGTCTTCAGGATCTAATACGCATTTAAACGTTTTTCTTTCTATTTTTTTATCAGAAGAAGTGTCTGAATAAGTGTAACCGTTTATAGAATAACATTTTTGTAGATCTTCATAACATATCCCTTTTTTACAAGATGTAAATAAAAATCGTGTATTTTGTTTTATTTGTCTTATGTTTGTTATCACACAATAAAAAATAACTATGGTAATAAGAGCTAATATTACAATTTCTAAACTTTTCATCTATATATTATATAACTATTAGATCTTAAAGTTATTAGATATATAAACCTTTTTTAAAAACAAATAATTTATAAATTATTTTTTATAAATTATTATTTTTTATACATCATTCTTTTTATGAGTTTTTAAAGTAAAGTGAGTTTAAAGAGCAGCTTTACCAATAACCTTTAAATCTGACATTCCATGTGTATAATTATACACGACTACGCTTACTTCATCAATATCAGAATAATTAATATTATTTAATGGAATAGATATTGAACCAGTAGCACTAACGTAAGGATCTGTTACAGAATAAAATACTTGTTTGTTTGCATTTGAACTATTATCTTTTGAAATAACGAATATGACTTGGTTAATAGCGGGATAAACATTATCACCACCTAGGGCTACACGAACTAACGCTGTATTTGGAGTATTGGTTTGGTTAAATACTTTGTCAATTACTGGTCTAGCAGGATCTAGTGAAGAAGGATTTGTTGTAGCTAATAAATATGTATTATCGCCTCTGTGAATATCACTAGGAGTTGTTTGTCTATATGTTTCAACTTGAACTACTATCTTATATAATTTATAAGCAGTCAAACCAGTTATTGTTTGATTAGGAGGGACTTGTTGATTTACTGTTAATGTTTTTACAGGAGTTGTGCTATAAGTATTATCAGCATTCATCGCATAAACATATACAAAATAGTTAGAAAATACTCCTCCCTTTAAATCTATATCATTTAATTGATTAATAGCAAACTTAATGGTGGTTAAATCTGTTTGTACTACATCAAGATGAACGTCAGCATAACCAAAAGTAGTAATTGATTGAGCTACTGTTCCAACCTTAGTTACTTTTAGTGAAGTATCATTTGGATTTGAATATACTGTATCCATTGTAAATGAATATCTATTTCCAGGAGTAATATGGAAATTCTTACTTGTATCACTTATAGAAACATTGCCAACTACATAATTTAATTCTGGTTGTGAATTATTAGTTACGTTAATGTTAAAATATGGAGCAGGTAAACTGGGTAAGCCAGAAGCAACACTGTTATTTGTAAAAGTCCAATTCAATACTATATCCGTTTCATTACTTTCGGTATATGATAAACTAGCAGCATTAGCATAAGTAAAAGGTATTTTTGTTACTGTATTTGAATCAACACTTTCTACTTGAGCACTACTAGCATTAGTATTTAACACTACTGCTCTTACGATATAACTATATGAAGTTCCGTTTGTTAGACCAGTATGAGAATAATATACATTTGTTACTAGCCCACTAGTATTAAGTTTAGTAGGGGTACCCGAAACTACTCGGTAAACATTGTATCCAGCAATAGGAAAACCACCTGTATTTGTTACTGCTGACCAATTAATAGTATTTGTTCCACTTGTAGCATCGGTTATATCAACAGTTACTACAGGAGCAGCAGGGGCTTTATAAGGAGTAGCAGAAACCATTGATGAATAACCACTTTCAATATTTTGTCCTGCATTTGGATCGGAAAGATCATTATTGGTATCTTGCGTTACAACTGTGTAAACATATTTATATAATGTTCCATTTGTTAGACCAGTATGAGAAAATGTTCCACTTGTTACTAAAGTACCAATTTTAGTATAAGTATTAGGAGAACCGGTTACTACTGTGTAAACATTGTATCCTTGGACTGGTAACCCATTTACTATTGAAGCAGTAGTCCATGATAATCCAACGGAACTATCTGATGCAGCTACTGTTAATCCAGTTGGAGCATCAGGTGCTAAATAAGGTTTTGCGTCTATAACACTTGATAGAGGTCCTACTAAGTCGGAACCTCCATTAGGATTAGGCATTTCAATATGTATACGATATTGATAAAGAGTGCCAATAGTTACAGCTGAATCAGTAACACTGGTTGATGCGGTTGAAGCAATAGTTGAAAGGGTTGACCAGTTTGCTCCTAAATCGCTGCTCTTTTCTAATAAATAGTTAAATGGTAGTCCAGCTAATGAACTATTTGGAGTCCAACCAATTCCAATAGATGTTCCACTAATAGAAGATATCGCAAAACCGGCAACAGCGTATAAACTATTAGTATTATCAAAAGGAACAGCTAATGTAGCATTTGTGGCTTCACTACTAGTCAAAAGGATTGATGTATTATTTGGGTTTTGAATTTGTGTAGTAACAAAAAATTTATATTTTTTACCATTGTTTAGTCCAGTAAAAGAATAAGATGTAGTATTAGTAGTTTGGAATGCAGATTTACTACCTATTAGAGTTGTTCCATTATATTCATATTCTTGGTATGCTATTTGGTATTGGTATATAGGTAAATTATTATTATCACTGCCTTGAGTATATGCAGGAGCAGTCCAATTTACAGTTACTTTTCTAGAAGTTCCTAAATCAGAATATGTAACATTAGTTGGTGGGTTTGGATTTGTAACAGGAGTAAAAGATAAACTTTTTAGAGAATATTTTTCAAGTTGCTCTACTGTTCCAGTAGTAGTAGAATCATCGTAATAAGCAATAATTCTAGCAACATAGGTATTACCATTTATCAATGCTGAATTAGTTATGTCTAAACTTGATGTTGCAGAAGTCAAAAGATTGCTTAAATATTTTACAGTAGAAAATGTGGTATCTGAAGATAAATATACAGCTACTTTATATCCATTTAATGAAACATTATCAGGAACACTACCAGCACCGTTTGTATAAAATGTTGGAGCTGTCCAAGTAAGTGAAACACTGTTTGATCCAATAGTCCCTAAAATAATAGAGGAAGGTTCAAACTTAGTAATACTTTGAAAACTAGGAGTAGCGTCAACAGGGGATGGTTCACTGGTTGTTATGTAACCACCGGTATTAGGATTATTATATAAAACATATGGTTTAAAGGTATTTACAACATCATTTGGTAATCCGGTATAATAAAAAGTAGTAACTGTTTCGATTTTATCGGCAACTGAAACACTAGGAGAAGCAAGATTTGTATTTGTAACCTTATATTGATAAAATGTTAGACCATTCGCTGATGTTGCGTTATTTGTAATAGTCATTCTAGCCCAATGATTACCAGTATCTGTAATTGATAATGTAGCGACAGAAGGTCTAGACCAAGGAGTAATAGGTGTTGAAACTGATGTATAACCTTCTACCTCAATTGGTGTAGCACTAGTTGTGCCGGCTGTACTTGTTACAGCGGATACGATATATTCATATCTTGTTCCATTTGTAAGTCCTGTATCTGTATAAATAAAATCTGTTCCTGAAAGGTTAGTATTTTGTAGTGGGGTATTACCATAATTACCTTCTGCCAATTTTCTATAAATATTATATTTAACTACAGATAAACCCCATATGTTTGTTGGTGGTGTCCATGTCAATTTTGCCTGACCATTTACATCTGCTTCCAAATATGATATTGTCAACACTGGAGCAGACGCGGGGCGAAACGGAGTAGCATAAACAACGTCTGTAGATAAATTGCTTTCAATATATTCGGGTCCCGTATTAGCAATATTTACAGAACTAGTGTAATTATTATTGTATATAGCTATAGAAACCGCAAAATAATATTTATCTGCTGAATCCAAAGGACTCACTGTATACAATTGTGTAGATACAGGATCATATTCTGATTTAAAATTAAATACAGTTTCACTGCGAACCCTTTTAGTATAAACCCTATATTTATTAATAGTTTGCCCATATAAAGTAGGAACAGAGGTTACATTTAAATCAACAGTCCCAGTTGTAATACTGTTAGGTTCTAATCCGATTCTAATAGATGGTGCAGAAACTTTCTTATACGGTGTAAATGTGGCAAAATTACCACTTTCTTTAGGGTTCTCACCAAACTTATTGTATACAGTAAAACATATAGTTTGTTGAACACCATATGGAAATATTGAATTGTCTGAATCAAATGGATCAAAATCATTAGCTAAATCATCTGTGACTGTATTAAACTTAAATTCATATGGGAAAACCATTTTTGTTGATTCATTTTGATCGGAAAATTTAGATGAAAGATCAAATGTATAGTTAATTACGGTCGGAGCATTACTAACCGTTTTTGTAGTGGTTCCTTTAACAATTTGAGTGTATATATAAGGAGATTGCACAGTTCCAGCGCCAGTTCTCTTGTATAAATTTAAATAATAAATATCAGAAGTAGCTCCTCTTTCGGTAATTGTTGTAGTTATTTTAACATTTCCTGTATCAGGTTGAATTAAAAATGTTGGTGCTTGAGGAGGACTAGCCCTTTGTGTAGCTACAGCTAAAATAGTGTTTGACAAAGTGCCTATTGAATTATTTTTTATGGCAAAAGTAGATACTTCATAAGTTAAATTAGGTTCTAAGTCTGTCATTCTAAATATATAAGAAATATTACCAAAAGCATCAGTTTCTTTGCCGTCCATTACAGTTTGCCAGAGAATAGGAGGGAATTCACGCGTTTCAGACGCTGCTGGGTTAGAATTATTATCTTTAGTCATAACAATTATAGAATCGGGAACATAATTATTTACATTGCTAGCACTAAAAAAATTATTAAGAATTATTCTTAAATTATATTCAGTAGTAGAAGTAGGATCTGCTCCACTATAATTAGAACCACTATTACCAGTTCCGTTTTTATTTGTAAATGCTGTTTTTCCATCATCTAATATTAGAGCAGGTGGTTTTGCAAAAGGTATAATTTCTGTAGCACCAAAAATAGTTACATCAGAAGACACCTTTGAATTAACATTAACAAATGTAGTAGGACTACTGATTGATTGGAGAATTATAAATCCATAAAATACATATGCGGTTCCGTTTAATAAGTTAGGAATATCAAACATATTATTTTTTATTATACTAGTTGGAACAGTAACTTCACTCCATTTCAATGAAGAACTATAAGCATAAGGATTTGCATTAACATCATTAATGTAAAATTTCATAGCTACTGGTTTGTAACCAGTAATGTTATTTAAGACCCATGATACGGTTATTATCGTATCGCCAGGAATTGCGGATGTCAAAACGAGCTCGGGAGAAGACATTATATACTAATACAATATATTTTTTTAACAAAAATATTTTATTGCTTCTAATTAATAAATTATTTTTATTTAACTTATAAATTAATTAAGGTCCTAAATAATTAATAATAACTATTCTTTTTTTATTATTTAGGTTTAAATAACGTAATAATTTTCTTAATTATTTGTATGAATAAATCCAATAAAATCAATATATTGAGACATAATATTATTAAACTACAGCAATATCAGCAACAGAGAATACAGCAACGACAACAGAGACTACAACATCAGCAAGATCTACTAAATTCAATACCGCCTGATTTCGATTGGCAATTATATTCTAATATAATTAATAATACTACCCTAAATATTATTACGGCATATGACCACTTTAATTCTATAGGAAAACAAAATCAAAATATTATTGACAGTTATTATAGAAAATTATATAACATACCTGATACATTTTTTGAAGAAAGTTATAAAAAATATATAAAGGTAATCCATAATTGTGATATTGAATTTAATACAAATGATGAATTATATAGTTTTTATAATTCAACTGGAAATGAAATATATCCTATTTGCGAT